ACTCTACAAGCCATATAGATATTGCTAGTAAGATGCATTTAATAGAAGAAGAAAAAATATTAGTTAATCAAATTGAAATAACAAATATTAAACAATGTGTTTCTGTAGGTGATGTAATGTTATATCAATCAATACTGCCTATAGAAGAGTATCCTATAGTACCAATTATGAATGGGTTTAATCGTAACCCTTATCCAATGTCAGATGTTAGACTTGTAAAAGGATTGCAAGAATACATTAATAAAATACGCTCATTAATAATTGCACACGCATCTAGTAGTACAAACGTAAAATTATTAATTCCTCGTGGTGCAGTAAACAAGCAGCAAGTAGAACAAGATTGGGGTAGGGCTGGAACAGCGGTTATAGAGTTTGACCCAGAGTTAGGCAGTCCTGTAGTAGCATCCCCAATTCCTTTGCCAAATGAGTTATATAAAAATGAGGCAGATGCTAAAGCTGATATTGAAAAAATACTTGGTATATACGCTTTAATGCAGGGCGATATGAGTGCTGCACCACAAACTTTTAAAGGAACTGTAGCCTTAGATGAATACGGTCAAAGAAGAATTAAATCTAAAAGAGATGATATAGAAGAAGGATTAAATCAATTAGGTAAAGTAGTACTAGGTTTAATTCAGTATGTATATACAGACCAAAAAGTTTTAAGACTAATGCAACCAAACAATAAGCCTAAAGAGGTTGTAGTAAATAGTCCGTTGTATGATGATATAGGTAATGTAGTAGGTAAGTTAAATGATATTACTGTAGGCAAGTATGATATTATTGTAGCATCTGGTTCAACACTACCTAGTAATCGTTGGGCAAGGTTTGAGTACTACATGCAATTATATCAAGCTGGTTTAATTGACCAAATAGAATTGTTAAAACAAACTGATGTTGCAGACATGGAAGGTGTTCTTGAAAGAAATGGACAAATGCAACAGATGCAACAACAAGTACAGTCACAATCTGAAGAAATTAAAAAGCTTAAAGGTGATTTGCAAACTGCACAAAGAGAATCATTACATGATAGAAAGCGTGTAGAAGTAAAAGAATTTGAAAAGAAACTTGCTAAAGCAGAAGCTAAAATAGAAATGGCACAACAATTATATAAAGCTAGATTAGGTGATGAACTTAAATTAGCCAGAAATGATTTATCAGATGCAAGTGAATCTAATCCACAGCGTAATATGAATGAACGCATATTAAGTTTAGATGAAACATAAAGAATTGAGGAAGCGGTTGCTGGAATTAACCAAATCGCAAAAAAGGAAAAGAATATGGAAAATTTGGAAGTAGTTGATGCTGGTACTGCACCCGCAGGTAACGTAGAAATGTTTCAAGGAGAGCTGTCTGGAGAGGCACCTCAAGTTGAATCAGTTCCTAACGTTGACCTAAACCCTGTTACAGGGCAAGAGATTGCAGAACCAATTAGCCAAACCACAGAAAACAGTGTTGACCAAAAGGAAGACACTAATAGGTATGAGTACTGGCAGTCACAGGCTGATAAAGCCAAGAGTGAGTTGTCTGGGCTTAGAGAAGAACTGGAGTATTATAAAAATGGTCTACAACCTGTAGAGCAAATGATACGTCAAAATCCAGAGGTTCTCCAAAGTTTAGAAACCAAGCTCTCCAACGGACAACCTGTAGGACAAACCCAAATGGGAGTTCAACAGTCTTCGTTGAAGGAGCCAACAGAACCTGAAAAACCAGTTAATTACAATGAAGTCGATGCTTATAACGACCCAGAATCAAAGTCGTTTCAGTATCGAATGGCTAAAGAAAGCTATAGAGATGACTATCTTGGTTATCTAAAAAGTGTTGATTCACAGCGTCAGTCTGATATGCAAGCAGCGTATCAAAGACAAGCTGCTGCTCAACAAGAAGAGTCTATGAGGCAACAAGCATATAGTCATGCTGTTAATTCATATGGCTGGGATAATCAAAAAGCAGGTCAGTTTATTCAATGGGCTTCTGCTCCTGATAATCTCTCTATGGATAATTTAGCTAAGTTATTTGAATTAAGAACAAATGCGAACCCAGTAGTGCAACAAAAAACACAAGAAATGCAAAATCAAGCTCAAAGGTTATCGGTACCTAAAGACCCTTCTGTAATTACAGGAAAGTCTGAACAGCCAAGAACTGAAGAGCAAGCATTTAGTGATGCATTACTAGGACGCTAAGTAAAAAAGGAACAATAAAATGGCGACAGAAAAACGATTAGGTGCTGGAGCTGATGGTGCTAGTGGTGTTTTATATAAAGAAAGACGAGATTTCTATGTAGACTCACAAGTTACTAAAGAGCTTTGGACTGACGTTGCTCCCTTTACTACAATGGTTAGTAATCAGGAGATGCGTTCAGTACCAGACCCTATATTCAAAATGTTTGAACACAGAAACCCTTGGGTAAAACAAGAGTTTCAAGCTCATGAAGATGTAAACGATGCAGGTGGTAATAATACACTTCCAGCAAATGATACTGGTTCTATAGAATTGCAAATTAAATCAATTTACAATTTAGCAGACCCTGTAGATTCTTCTTATATTGGGTTACAATGTGAAGTATGGGATTCTACGAAAACAACAAATAAAGGTAATGTAATAATTACTGACCTCGGCTCTACTGCAGGTCACATTATTATTAAAAACCTTGACTCAAGCGCAATGGACATTAATACAAATGATTATTTTTGTGTTATTGGTAATGCACATGGTGAAGGTAGTTCTGCACCAGATGCTTGGGCTGATGAACTTTCAGTTGTTCATAATTCTACTCAGATTTTTAAAACTCCCTTGCAAGTAACAGGTACGCTTCAAGCTGCTGTTCTTCGTGGAGAATCTTCTGAGTTAGCAAGATTACGTAGACAAAAAGCTCAAGAACACAAAATGCAAAAAGAAAAAGCTTTCTTATTTGGTAAGAGGCTTGGTGGAACTGGTCTTGATTTACAAGATGGCTCTACTAGTGATTCTTTTGCTGATACTGGAAGAAGTGATAAAAATGGAAATGTAGTTAGAACTACTTATGGAATTGTAAGCGCTATAGAGGACTATGGTTCTGAAGATGCAACTAAAGATTATGAAAATATCTTTACTGTTTCTGAAGCAAGTTATTCTTATGGTAACTTTGTAGATGATATGGAAAAAGTATTTCAGTATGTACCAGAAGCAGGTGTTAAGCGTGCTTTTGTAGGTGCTGGTGCTTTAGGATACTGGTCTAAAATGGCTGGTGATTCTGGATTATCTGGAAATTCTGGATGGAGTGTTAACCTTGGTGACATGAAGCGTGATTCATTAGGCTTTAATTATAGAGTACTTGAAACACCTCATGGCATGTTACAGTTAATTCCAACTCCAGCATTGCGTAATCAGTATAATAAGTACATGGTTGTAGTTTCTGATGAGAATCTATTTCATGCACAATACAGACCATCAATGTATCAGGCTAATATTAAAACTGACAATGCTTTTGATGGTGTTAAAGACCAATATATGTCTGATGAAGGACTTGGTATACAGCTAATTGAGAGTCATTCTCTGTTTAAAATCACAGCGTAAGGAGGCTAATTATGGCTAGACCTTATTTAGGTGGTTCAAATGCAAGTGTAGAAACACTTACAGATAATAAAACTCTTGGCTCTGGTGATAGTGGGAAAATATTTCTTATTGGAACTGATGCTAAAGTAGTGACTTTACCTGCAAGTGCTAAAGGTGTTGAATATACATTTGTTAACATTGGAGCAGATGGTAATAACATTATTACTATTAGCCCTAATGCTAGTGATGCTATTCATGGGACAACTTGTGCTAGTACTAATGTTGTACTCGGTGGAGTAGATGACAAAGACCTCATAAATACTAAAGCTACTGCAACAACTGGAGACAGTTGTAAACTAGTTGCTGATGGTAATGTTGGTTGGTACATGGTTAGTTGTACAGGTATTTGGGCAAGTGAAGCTTAAATACAATAACTAAAAGAGTGAGGGGCTTTATGCCCCTCCTCTTATGGAAAAATTATGAAAAAAAAGAAAATAGTAAAAAAGAAAGCGGTCAAACCGAGTAAAAAAAAAGACCCAGTTATGGACGCTCTAAGAAAGCCTATTAAAATATGACGCACACACAGTTAAACGCATACATTAAAAAAGTATTTCCTGATGAATCGGACGCTGATATAGCTTTGCATTTAACAGAAGCCTCTCAAGATTTTACTAGTAGAACTAAATTATTAAAAGGTGTTGAAACGTTTAATACTGTAGTAAATCAACGTTATTATGATTTAAATGATTTAGATGGAAGCGGAGCAGACCAAAGACATATAGTAGAAGTAAATAAAGTAGATTATAATAATTATACTATACAACGTTTAGTTACACCTCCAGATGAAGTGGACATAACATAATGGCAAGAACAAACGCACAAAAACATAATTGGTGGATTGAAAGAAATCAAGTAGGAATTGTAAAAGCAAGTACGTCAGGAACTACTT